CGCTCCGCGGCCTCGGCTGCACGCTGCCCGTTGAGATTTGGCACTTGGCAGGCGAGATGCCCGAGGATATGGCTGCCGTGTTCACCGACGCCGGCTGCCGCTTGGTCGACGCCGACGCCGCGCTCGCCCGCCTCGGCATCCGCCCCCGCACCGCCAAGGCTGAGATCGGCCGCGGCCGCGGCTGGTGGCTCAAGGCGATCGCCGTCCGCCACACGGGCTTCGCCGAGGTGCTGCTCCTCGACGCCGACAACGTGCCGGCCCGCGACCCGACGTACCTGTTCAACGACAAAGCCTTCACGCGGCCCGGTGCCCTCTTCTGGCCCGACCTCCCGCCGGCCGGCAACCGCTCCGAGTGGGTGCCAGAGGTCGCGTGGCGAAACGTGGGCCTCGCGCCCGTCTACGGGGCTCGCCCCCTAGAGAGCGGCCAACTGATGGTCGACAGACGCCGCCACCTTCACGCGCTTGACCTCTGTGTTTTGCTGAACGAATGGCGCGACTACGTCTACCAGTGGATTTACGGAGACAAGGATTGCTGGCTTTTGGCCTGGCACCTCGCCGGCAGCCAGTACGGCATTCCCAAACGCAACCCGGCGTATCGGCACCCGGCGATCTGCCAGCACGACCCAGCGGGCGAGCTCGTGTTCCAGCACGCCTGCAACGGCAAGGACGATCTCGCCGCCGGGAAGGTGATTGCCGGCATCGTCTCGCGGCGGTTCGCACCGGATGCCGCGGCGAGTTTCGCCGAAAAGCGGCGCCGCGTGCGGGAAAAACAGGCTTTTGTGATTCCGCCGCCGTCGGGCATCGTGAAGTGATGCGACGACGACGGACCGTCTACATCGCAGGGCAACGGTGGAAGGTGCAATGGGACTGCCGCCTCCGCGGCGCCTACGGCATCTGCGACTACGAGACGAAGACGATCAAGCTCGCCGCCGGAATGGATACCGCGGACCTAGTGGACACGATTCTCCATGAGCTCCTCCACGCACGCTGGCCCGACCTCGACGAAACGGCGGTCTGCGACATGGCCGAAACCTGCTCGCGGTTCCTCGACGCCGCCGGCCTCCTCCGACATGAGGATTGACGTGAGCGACACGCTCGACCCTGTGGCCGCAATCAAGGCGGCGATTCCGCAGCCGCAATCGCAGCGGTGGTATAGCCGTGTTTCGCCGGAACACGCCGAGATTCTCAAGCAGATCGAGGCGGCGTTCATCGCTGGCGAATTTGGCACCAAGAAAAAGCCAGCCTACGTCGCCATCGCCGCCTACTTAGGCAAGGCAGGGATCGCCTCCATCGGACATCAAGGGGTACGCGAATGGCTGGAAAAACGCCAGTAGCCGAGATTGCCGAGAGCGTCGAGCACGCCACCCGCCTTACGGCCGACGCCGAGATTGCCCGCCTACGCTCTGAGCTCGCGTCGTACAAAGGCCGCTACAAGGCGGCCCTGACGGCGATCGACGCAGAGAAGGCCAGAGCCGACGCGATTGCCGGGCTGGCCGGCATCAAGCCTACGCGGCCCGTCTTGTCCAAGGCTGCCAAGGCAAAGAACGCCGCCACCGCCATCGTCGTCCTTTCCGATTGGCACTGCGAGGAGACGGTTTCCCTAGAGCAGACTAACGGGCTCAACGAATACACGCTCGACATTGCCGACCGCCGGATCGAGGAGCTCGCCGGCCGGATCGCGACGCTCGTCGAGCATGAGCGGCGGCTCGTGAAGCTCGACCGGATCGTGATCGCGGCGATCGGCGATTTTATATCGGGCCACATTCACGAAGAGCTCGTCGAGACGACGGCCCTCGCGCCGCTGGCAGCGATGCGGTGGGCGGCGGGTCGGCTCCGCGGCATCATCGACATGGCTGCCGACCTGGCCCGCGAGGTAATCGTCGTTACCCAGCCCGGCAACCACGGCCGCTCCAACTTTGGCAAGCCGCGCGCGAGCACGGGGCACGATCACTCGTTTGAGCAAAACGCCTACCTCGTCATGGCGGCAGCCGAGACGCGGAAAAATGTGCAGTGGCAGGTAGGCGAGGGCTACCTCGGATACCTCGACCTTGATGGCTTCGTCGTCCGCTACCAGCATGGCGAGGCCATCAAATACAGCGGCGGTGTCGGCGGAATAACCATTGGCGTTAACAAGGCGCTTGCCCAATGGAACCGCAGCCGCACTGCGGATCTCGACATCTTCGGCCACTGGCACCAGTTCGGCTGGCTGCGCGGCCGCTACGTCTCAAACGGCAGCCTGATCGGCATGAATGCCTACGGGATCCGCATCAAGGCCGAGTACGAGCCGCCGTGCCAGTCGTTCGTGGTGGTCGACCACGGCCGCCACGAGGTGACAAAGGCGTTGCCGATCTTCTGCGACCGCGACCTCCAGAAGCGTCGCCATGCTCAGTGATGACTACCTCCGCGACGCCGAATACCGAGCCCGCCGTTTCTCCGGTGCCTACACCGGCACCTCCGGCACCCTCGCCGCCGACGTTATCCGCCTTCTCAATCTGATCCGCCACCAACGAAAGGAAATCGACCGCATGAGTACGACGCTCGAACAAGCCAACGAAGAACTACGGGCCGCCGTGGAGGCCCGCCTGGCCCAAGGGTGCGCCGCAGACGCCGCGTGTTGCGAAGGCCCCGAGCCCGAGGAGACGTTTGAGCCCGACGCCCCGATCCCCGTCGACTGGATCCTCCGCGGCGAGCGTGAGCTCCACGACGAGGAGCCGCGGCTCACGGGCGACGGCATCATCGCCGCCCAGGCTGACGATGACGCCAGCCCGGCCGAGGGCTTGCTCCACGAGACCATCGCGGCCGTCCGCGACCGCCGCCCAAAGTACGGCGGACCTAAGGCACATTTCGGGCGGACGGTCGGCATGATCAACGCGGCCTTTGCCGACGTGCTAAAGCGTCCGCTCACCCCAAGCGACTGGGCCTTGATCATGACGCTCGACAAGGTTTCGCGGTTCTTGGGGCCGACGAAAACACACGACCAGATAGTCGACCTCGCCGGTTACGCCGCCTGCCTCGCCGAATGTGAGCAGGCATAGCCCCTGCGCCTGCTCGCTCGCTGCCTCTACCCTCAACGGCGTGATCGCGTACGCGCATTACCGCCGGGGCGGTGCCGATGGCCGCGAGCCGATCGCCGGCCCCGATGAGATCGTGTCGATCGCGAAAAACTACACGCCTCAACAGCAATTCTGGGGAAAGGTCACGAGCCGACGGCCGCAACCAACGAACACCGCCGACATCGAGCTCGTCGCCTTCCAACTGGGTTGTTCCGTTGAGGCCGCCCGCCGTGCCATCAAATTCGGGTTGATCTAAATGGCCGACACCGTCACCGACGCACTCACCGGCTCGCTGCGGACTACGCTCGCGTGGAACCGCACCGACACGCAAGAGGTCGGAACGGTGGTCAACCGCCGCACCGCAAGCGGCTCCTACACGATCACCGACGGCGACGGCCCAGGCGAGGCTGACCTTGTGTTTGCCGACCAACGGACGATCCCCGCCAACACGATCGAGACGTTCGACCTACTAAACCTCTCGCAACAGGCGCTTGGCGTTACGGTGCCGTTTGTCTTTCGCCAGTTGCGGGTGATCCGCGTCGTGAACGAAGCCACCACGCCCGGCCGCCGGCTCCTAGTCGGCGTCGATCCCGGCCGCCCGACCGCGGTCTACGCCGCCGAGGTCGGGCCAAGCTCCGAATGGTGTGCGGTCAACCAGACCGACGCCTGGGTCGTGACGGCCGCCAACTCGATCGTCCGCATCTCGAATCCCAACGCGGCAGCGGTGACGTACTCGCTGTTTCTGATCGGCACCTCTACGGCAGCGCCGGGGAGCGGCAGTGGCAGCTAGTTTCTCACTCGCCGGAACGCTGCGCGTTGTGCCCACCTGGGTCGACGAGCTCTCGACGACCGCCCTGACCGATTCGGTGACGGCCCTCATCCCGTTCACGCTCACCGATGGCACGGGCAGCGGCCAAGCCAACGGCTACTACAAGGACGTGATTACGATCGCGGCCGGCGCCACGGCCAACGTCGACCTTCGAGCCCTGCCGCTCGTGTTTATGGGTGGCACGGGAACGCTGTCGCTCGCGAGCGTCAAGGTGCTCCTCATCGTCAACCGCTCTGCGACGGCCAGCCTCTCGGCCGGCGTTAGCGTCACCAACCGATGGACGCCCCTGTCGGCGTCGTCGATCGCCATCGGCCCCGAGGGCGTGCTCTACACGACGCACCTCGGCACGGGCCTCGCGACGACCACCACCAACAAGGTGATCGCGATCACGAACAACGGGGCCGCCGCGGCCGATCTCGAAATCTACATCGTCGGAGTCAAGGCATGATTTCATCCGCACCGATCGCCGCTACGACCGACCTCCTTTCGCTCGCCGACAAGGTGCGAGCGTTTGTGGCGACCGCCCGAAGCTCCGCCGCTGGTGGCGTCACGGTCTCGGAGTTTGCCGAGCTCACCGTGTCGCTTCTCAAGGTCGCGATGGCCGCAGCCGACGCGATCCCGGTCGACGGGGCCGACCGCAAAGTATTCGTCTTGAACGCCGTCGGGCTCCTCTTTGACAACGTCGC